GGAGTATTAGTAATAGCACCACCACTAGAGATAACACCACTACCATTACTGGTTAGTAGTTCGTTTCCGCCTAAGTCTGTTATTTGATTTGTTTTTAATATGCTCATGTTCCTATCCTATATGCTCCAAAATATGTAGCCTTATCAGTACTACTACCTAAAAATGTTGGTTGTGCTGAAGCTGAACCATATCCAAAAATCTCTAAATAATCAGAGCTTCCGTTCATATCCAATACACCATTTACTAATACACAAGCATTATCAATAGCATTAGTTGAACCAAAATTAATTGAAGCATTTTTAAATACAGAACCATTTTTATATATGTCTAAACGACATTCTCTTAAATCTGTGATGCTCTCTGCATCTATTCTTATTTGTGCATATACAAAATATTTCCCAGCTTTTGTTGGTGTAAATCTGTGATTTGTAGAGTTATCATAGCAACTATCAGTATCTAGTATTTCAGTATTAAATTGTACTTTTGTTAAAGTATTGTTAGAAGGAGTTTGATTTGAGCTTCTATATGCTTCAAAAGCTGGATAAAGCATATTACTCTGCACATCACCACTACCTAAAGCTATGGTTGATGCGTTGCTAGATCCTAATGTTAGGGTAGAAGTTCCGCTTCTAGTGTCTATGGTATCTACGAGTATCTTTGACATCTATGCTAATATCTCCATTGCTATAAAAGCCCAGTCAGCTTCATCATTATTAGCTGTAACTGTTTGACCTTCACCTTTAAAATAAACTTTGTATTCTAAAGCCGAGGTGCTGGAGGGCGAGTCTACGTATTGCATATAGACTAATGATTTGCTATTAGCTACTTTAGTATGGTTAGAAAAAAAACCATCAAAACTATCACCTAAATTTGTTGTATCTCTATAAATAGTTGCATAAAAATCTTGGTCAGTTGCAGTTTTATTCATAAAAGCTATTGAAACATAAACCTTAGAACTTGTAGCTGTCGGAGTAATAGTTACTGCAATAGGAGCAGCTACAAAACTTGTTGATGTAGTTGAAACTCCTCCACTACCACTAACTTGAACTACCTGTCCAATCTTACCAAAACCTGCTGTCGCTCCTGAAGCTAATCCTATTGTATCACCACTCGCACCTAGCGTTAAGCTAGTCCCGGATTGAGGTTCTAAGTTATCTACGAATATTGTTCCCATTATATTAACCTATACCCACTTATAGTACAATGATCGTGTGCTTGTAGTCTTGCCTCACTATTACCATCTATATAAGCATATGCCTGAACATAATCTGATGTACCATTAAATGTTAAAATCATTTGCACAGTAGCTCCCATTACATAACCAGCGTTACTTGTTAAATTTATTCCACTGCTTTTCACTGCTGAACCATTAAAATAAAGAAAAGTTGATTGTGTTGTCAAACCTGATGTTGAACCACCATAGCCTACAGACTGTGCTTGTATATGATAGTTACCAGCTACATTAGGAGCAAAGGCATAAGATGGGGTTGATATACCATTTAATGTTACTGTGCTACCTGTGTTGTTATAACAACCATCTGTGTCTAATTGTTCTGTATTTAATGGCATTAAAGTTGTAGTTGCATCACTTATAGTCGTGTTAGTTGATAACTTTGCTTGAAATGAGGGTGTGTTAGCTGGTAATCCGCTTACTGTTGGAGTATTAGTAGAAAAATCTACAGTTGTACCACTAGCAAACTTAATATTCTTTGATGAACCACCAAGAGTGACATCATTACTTCCGCTTATGGGTGCGATGGTTCCTACTTCAAGCGTGCTCATACGACTGTAAGATTACCCTCCACTGTGACAGTGCCTGTAAATGTTACAGGTCCTGCTAACATAGCATTGTCTGTCGCTGCTACTGTTGTTGTTGCAGTGACTGTTTGTAAGTTTTGATACACGCCATTAAAAGATGTCATCATGCTAGGTTGAATACTGTTTGCACCAGGAGTGTTTTGATCCATCAGAATACCATTTAAGAAAATAACAAAACAAGAATCTGATCCTGCTAATGCTGTGGTAAAGGTTATTTGACCACCGTTGACTGTATAGTCTGTGGTTGGTTTTTGACGAACTCCATTACGTAAAACTGCAAGTTCTTCTGGAACTGATACACTTTGATTTATAGCGTATGCTGTTGATCCATCCCCTGTAATTGTTTGTGCTGATGTTGTTGTTGTAAAATCTTTTGTTACTGGATTTCCTAGGTAGGCCATTTTAACTCCTATGTACTAATATTATCAATTAATGAAATCCAACCGTGAAGACTTGCTGCAGTATCACTTTGAATTGTTAAAGCGTCTCCATTTTGAAGCACTATTTTCGATCCTCCGTCAATTGCTTCGTAAGAACCACCTGCTGCGATAGGTGATTGATAAACTACAAAAGAGTTAGCGGATCCACCACTAGCTGTGCTTGTAATGTAAACGTTAGCTTTGATTGTTGCATTTGTTATGTTTGTAAGTCTAATACCAATAATGGCATCATCACCATTAGCTGTAAGAACAACTCTTGCAGTTGTTCCAATAGCTATATTACCTGAACTGTTGTAAGGTATCGCTCTCTCAAAATCTTGGGCCAATTAAAATCTCCTATCTATATTCATATCAAAGCGCCACCGACATAGCAATAACGAATCCTGCGCTTGCTCCTGCAGTGCCACTAGAAGCAGAAGTAATTCTACCTTTAGCATCTACTGTTAAATTTGTACTTGTGTAACTTGCAGCAGAAACTCCTGAGCTTGCTAAAGTCAAAGCTCCACCAGAAGCTATTGTTGCATCACCTGACATATCTACTTCTTCAAAAGATGTACCATCTGCAACTAAAATTTTATTCGCTGTATTAGTTGGTAACTTCAATAAAGCACCGATTGTTAGGTTTCTACCTATAGAAACATCATTATCAGGATCTTCTATAACAGCTTTTGTCGCTGGCATTGTGCAAAACACATCTTTGGTACCTGCAGAAAAACTTACAGCGTTGTCACTGTTAGAAGATGAAATTACTGTGGTACGAGCAAGATCAGAACTGTCACCATCTAGTGTGCCTAATCCTACTTCAAACTCTGTAGTGCCTGGATTAAATATAGCATAGTAAGTAGTATTACTATTACCAATTCCTGAGGCAAATGTCTCAAATCCTTGTACTGCTCCACCAAGCGCAAAAGCCCCTGTTCCGGTGGTTGTTGTGGTTTCTTTTACTCTGTCATTAATTACGAAAGCCATGGTATTTTATAGCACTAAGCTACCTCTCTGTCATCTACTTCTGTCCATATATTTGTATTACTATCATCAACACCTGTCCATGCATTTGTTATATTTGGTGTTACAGGAGACCAAGCGATAATTCCGGGAGTTGAAATATTTACTGACATCGCTACTCCACTTGGAGATGCAATTGTCTCAGGAAGAGCAGTTGCCGTTCCTATAGCAGAAGTTAAAGCAATTCCTGAAGGCGTTGCAATAATACTAGGGACCGCCACCACAGAAGCTTGTGTTGCACTTAAAGCGATACCTGTAGGTATAATGGTGACGTTACCTTGAAAAGACTCGTTTCCTATTGCAGTAGACATAGACTGACCATTGTTGGTCAAATCAACAATAAGATCACTTGTCATAGTGATTGATCCTCTTGCTGAGGTCATTGCTATTCCCGAGGGCTGAGCAACAACCGCACTAGATTGAGTTGCAGTCCCTTGTGCTGTGGTTAAAGCTATGCCTGATGGTTGATTAACTACGTTCGTTTGTACTGTAGCCGTACCTACACTTGTATTAAGAAGACTTTCTGATCCAACGATTGTAGTAATCTCACCGCCTGCAGATACGGAATAAGATCCTATACTTGAGAAGTTTGCAGCAATACCTGTCGGAGTTGCTGTTACATCAGGTAAAAATATTGTAACAGAAGCTTGTGTTGAAGAAACTGCAATACCAGAAGGCGTTGCAATGACACTTGTTAAAGCGCTCTCGGTTCCAATCGCTGTGGAGAGATTAATTCCAGTAAGCGAAACGCTTACATCATTAATGCCTTGTGAAGCAAATGAATCTTCAGCAAATGTGGTTTTACCAAAAAACATAACGCTTTACCTGGCGTTACTTTTAAGTAATTCTTAAAATTGCACTTGAAGCATCATTAGCTGGGAATTGTACTGTGAAAGTTCCTGATGTAGATGTTTTAACTGCACCAAAATCTAAAACCATAACTGCTGCATTATCAACTGTTGTTGCAGTGGTATTGGCATTATAGATAACAGCTGCTTGAGCTGAAATAGTTGCACTTGTAAAACTTATATCACTAAAATCAATAAAAGATGTATTGTTGGTTTTTCCAGCTCCTGTACTTGTTAAGTTACCACCACCTGCTGCATAAGTGCCTGACGCACCGACTTCTTGAGAAGTTGTATATGCTGTAGTTGTGTTACTTAAAGATGCTGATGCACCATACAAAGCTAGTTTAAATTGATCTCCACCAGAGGAACGAAAGTCGTGTTCGCCTTCTAACAATTCCTTTTTGAAGCTATCACATACTGCTTGTGTAATCGCCATGGTTAGTTACCTCCTGGAGTCACTGATTTCAACGGAACACGCAGGACTCCATCTGCATATTCGTCTCTTCGTTTTCTACCCATCTGCGTTACAGATAAGCCTTGTACAGCTTGATTGTACTTTTGATCGTATAATTGCACATATGTAGGATTTTTCAAGTAAGAAAAAGCTTCCGCAACTGTGCCGTATATCAAAACTTCTGAAGCATTATTTGAAAGATAAGTTGTAGTGCTTGTGCTTGAAGTACCATCTCCAAGTCTTTCAGGTGTTCTATTATACCACAGTTCTACTGTGATAGCGGCGTTTGGCGTAGGAGCTACTATCATTGTGTTCTGATCCCAGTTAGCATAGTACCTTGGAGTTCCTGTATTATTCGCGCGGTCGACATTATACTCGTCAATAAAAGTGGTATCTCTTTGCTCCAACCAAGTTCTATCTGCATTTCCGTCAACTATCTGCATACCTCTCTCAAAATCAAAATCTTCAGGTAATGTCAGAAAAGGACTGCCTATTGTAAAGCTAGATGTTGCAAATTTTCTAAAGGCATCAAGATCTAACTGTTTTTGTACCTTATCCTCTACATTAGTAATAAAGACATTGATAACTGTGTTGGATAATACTTCTGATCCAACTTCTGTGTAATTTCTTACGTTATCTAATAATTCAGAATAGTTCATGTGTTTATTTGGTTACCCATTCCTGAGTGTGATGCACAATAATAATATAGTGTTGGTGCTCCAATTGCTACTGTAATTTCTAAAGATCTAGTTGTAGCGGCCGCATAACCACTATTATAGACAGATTGAGAGACAGAGCTTCCATCAATTTTGTACGTTACACCTGTAGAATAAATTGACCCACCCCCATGAGTTCCATCAGAAGTAGAACTTAGGTAAAACGGATGACTATCAACTGTATTATCATTTAAATTAAATACATAAGTTTGACCTTCTGTGACTGATAAAACAGGTCTTTCTACTGCATTAATGTAAAAAGCATTCCCACCACCAGTCTTACCTGCAACTGTCACTGTGTACGTAGTTATAGCTGCAGAAGTGCTTACAGTCACAATACCTTGTGAAAGATTAGATATTAATTTTTTAATAGGTGTTTGAGGCAACATACTAGATGAAGTTGTAGGTGCTGATCCATCAGCAGGAGAGGTACCTTGAACAGTTGTAAGAAAAGAACTATCACCAGGACTTCCTACAAA